GGTCCGATCTGGGCGATGTACTCGAAGGTTTTGTTGACGCTCACCATGAACCGCGGTGCGGTGAGGTTCGGGTAAAACTCCTGACGAAAACTGTCCTCCCACTGTGCCTTGGGGCTGCAGCCGAAAAACTGCCGGCAGAGTTTGGCGACGGTGTCCCAACGCTTACGACTGGACTTGGCAGCCTCGATCCGGGCAAACCACTGGTTGACCAGCGGAGCCAAGAGAAACTGCTGTACCTCGGCAAGCGTGACCATCGATCAGTCTTTCAGGTTGAGTACTGGCCAGTTCCCTCGGGGGATCCACGAACCACGCTTACGAACTGCTTCATTCTCGAGGCGGGGGTCGCCCACCAAGCACACGCCCTCCCGCCGGGTGACCGCCGTCGTACCGGCTGGGACATAGGACAGGTGGACCATGTTCTGCTCGCACAACATGACCACGGTAGCGACTTGGGGAGGACCGCCTGCGAGATCGTTACCGGGAAAATACCACACCGTGTCACCGAGCAAAACAGGTACTGAGGTACCGTCTACCGTAACAAAAGTCGCTACGTCTGCTGTCTTCATCACTCGACTCCGAGAATAATTTTTCCACGAGTGTGGCTCGATCTGGGGGATCGCAAATCTGCCATGAATTTAACGTCGTCTTGGAACATCTGCAAGCCCGGACTGTGGTGGCTCACGACTTGGGCGGGGAAGTTGAACCGCGGGTCGCTGCCGGCCCAGTACTCCAAAGTATCCAGCACGTCATGAACCTGCCCGTCTGCTAGTTTGTCTTTGACCTCTTCCCGGGAAATGCTTTTGCGAACTTGTTCCAGCTGCCGGATCAAGGTTGGACACCCCGGAGCGTAAACCCGCAATTGTGGCCGCCCACATGTGCGGCCCCGCATCCAAGCGCGGAGCTTCATCGACCGGACGATCCAGACCGATTCGCTGGGGAGGAAGGTGGTGCCTGCTACCTGATTCCTCAGGCCGGCGTCCCGGAATTCCTTTTCGTATTGCTGAGAGACTTTCCAAGCGAACCCCATTGGAGTCTGCGCTCCGGCCTTCGCGTCGATTACCCAACGGTTGTACACTCGACCGGGGTCTGCAAACTTCACCCGTTGAGCCATCTCCCGAGCGTCTATTCTAGGGACGGCCAACTCTTTGTAGACTACGTAGTAGGGCTCGCCATTGTCCCAGAAATCCGGGGTTGGGATTGCTCCCCAGATCAAAGCGGGCTTAGTCGTGCCAGGGTCCAAGATCAACTCAACCGTCCAATCCGGAGGGACATTGCCGTTCAGGTTGCGGATGGTCTGGGAAACCCGGTCGTCCAACGGAGATTGCTCAGAGTACTCAGCGCTGTGCAGTTCTTTGTTGAATTCCGGGTAAGCCAAAATGGACCCCGTGGGGAATTCCCCGAAGTCGCGGGCCAGCCGCTCGTCTTCGGTCCATCCTTCCGCTCTTTTGCGCTTTTCTTCGGAGTCTACGAACGGGCTGTCTGACCCACGGAAGATAAACCGCTGCACGTCTGCTTTGGCCCGGAGCCCCTCGCGAACTTCTCGCTCTTGCTGGACCGCACGGTCGTGAAGTCGCAGCAAGGCGGGAGTGTCTACGTCCGGCCAGCTGGTCCAAAAAATCCGGCCTTTGTAATCTGAGATACGGCTTTGCCACTCGGCGTAGTGGGTCGAAAACCGGATCTCTTCGTCAATCCAGATCACGTTTACAGGGTCCCCTCGTTTGACGTCGCCGGTAGAGGGGAACGCAAACGCTTGAGACCCGTCCGCAAACGTCATCGAGGTGAACTTGTGCTCGGCTTTGTTCTCCCAAGTCTCGTCCAAGATCTCATCTGGAGGGATTAACGGCGGGGCAGGGATTCGCTCAGAGGGGTCTAAGTCTTCATCTCCGGCAATTCGTCCGGGCTGCCACGCACGTAACTGCCCAGTCTGCTTATCCCTCACCAAATCGAAAGCCCCGGGAGAGCAGAGCAGGCGGTAGATTGTCTGTCCGACATGGCTCAGCTGCAGCCCGATCAACCAGACTCGTACGGGCCTGTGCCGCCAAGCTTTCTCTCGAATGTGCCACCGCGTTCCGTCCGCAAAAACCAAAGGCTTGTTCCGGACGTAACTGGCAATCATCGCGGCGACGATCGTGGACTTCCCGGACCGGGTGCCCCCTTGAACAAGGATTTCACTTGCGGAGGTCTGAACAACTCTCTCTTGGTATTCCGTCGGGCGGAACAACTCAAGAGCGTCTACTTGCCGGCGAGCCAGCTTGACCGCGGCCAGCATGGCTTTTTGCGAAGCTTGCTGCTGAGCGAATTGTCGCAGAACTTCTCGGCTGTCGCTGCTCATGCGTCAATGACCTCAACCCTTGGGGAGGAGCCTATCAGACTCACCGCAAACTCAATCACGGCGTCGGAGTCAATCTGAGCAAGCTTCTCCATCACCGCTCGGCGAAAAGCAGCGTCTCTCTCGAGTTGGGTGAAACAGGCCTGACTGGCAACTGCAACCAGTTCCTCTTCGGTCAATCCGTTGAGGGGGTCCGCCTGCTCGATAAACGCGTCTCGGTTTTGCATGAGCCTCATGATCAGCTCATACATCCCCTTCAGCGTTTTTCTATCGGGCTCAAAGAAGGCCCGGTCATCTGGGTGAAGGTTCTCGCCACGCATTTCGCGAACGTCGTTTGCGAGCCGCTCTGCAATCCCGGGGAGCCCCCCGAGTTGCTCCACCAAGGCGTCCGCAAGCTCCAACTGGTAGGGTTGACTTGTCTTGCGGACTTTATCGATTGAGTCCCGCCATCGCGTGGCTGCGGGGGTTGAAACCTCCGCAACCGCTCGTGAGACTTTTCCGTCGCATGACATGCAAAAAGGCCTTCCATTACTGGGGTAGGGCAGGCCGCAGTAACAGCACAGGCTTTGGCCCGGTAGCTGACTGCTTGGAATAAAAAAAGGGCGGGGTTGTCCCCCGCCCCCGAATCGAAGCGTTTGTGCCCCGGTTGACACATTCGCCCCAATCACCGGTTACTGTAAGGGGTCAGGGGGTTCTGGATCGGATTACCCGACGTGACATTGGACACGGCAGCATTCGAGTGGATGCCGGCCGGCGGTACCGGAAGATCAGTTGCCAAGAGACTCTCCTTCAAAAAAAACCATCAAGAACCAGCAAAAACTCAGATCAGCACCCACCGACCGCAGCGAACGGAAGCCGAACGTACGCTCGGCATTTCGCTCCGGCAGCTGCAGCATCGGCGGCTTTACCGCAATGCCCGATTGGGTTCGTGCCCGCAGTGCCCGCGATAAAGGTTCCGTTCACCGCGGTCTGCAGGACGGCCCCGGCGGTCAACCCGCCGACGCCAGTCAGCACAGGGATCGGGCCTTCCACAATGATGTAAAAGAAATCCCCGTTCGCCACCGAACTCGTCAACCACGGGTCGACAATCCCGTCGCAAATTTCGTTTGCGCCGGAGACTCCGCCAATCAACGTGCCGACCCCGGTAGCCTTGAACTTGACACCCGCCCCGGGGGCCAGCGTACCTCCTGAATCATTCTTGACGTACACTGCCTGGACGCGGGCCTGACCCTTCAGGACCGGAGCTTCCGGATTGGTGTAATCCCAATCCATGAACCCCACCTGCTGACCAAGAACCTGCGGGTCATCGTAGACATTGACTCGACCAAGGTTTGCCAGAGCTGTCTTACCAGCCATGATTGTTGCTCCTCAAAGACTTCAAACTTCACAGTCACAGAAAAACGCCCGTCAGAGGGGCAACAGGATCATGCGGTCTCAGAAACAAACCGGCACAAGTACTTCGGCAAGAACTTGTAATTGCCGTAGCTGCTGATGTAGTACAGGTACCCGGTGTGCGAAGTGCTCCACTCCGGACCCATCGGGCCGTAGATATCGTTGTGCAGGAAGAACGCCTCCAGATACTGCGGCAAATACATGTAGGCGTTGTTCGCGGGGATGGAGTAGTCCATGCTGAACACGGCCCCGTCAACCATCATTGTGTCGCCGGGGTACCCGAGGTCGCCATCCCTCCAAGGCATAATCTGCCGGTTGTTCTCGCGGAACGAGTTCTTGAAGTCTGGGAACATGGCTGAAGCCATGGAGACTTGCGGCTGAGCACCCACCATCGACTGGCCGCCGCGGTGAAGCATTGCTGTCTGGGCGTAAGCGACGGCTGCGACGGCGTTCTTGGCCCACGTCGTGGAACTTGTGCCCCACGCAGTCGAAGCGTAGTTGATAATCAGCGGACTCGTGCCGTCGTACTCTGGGGAACCTTGGCCGAACGGGAAGTCTTTTCCCAGAGAGGCGTTCGGCTTGACGGTTTCGTCTGCGGTCCAAGTGCCTCCGAGGCTGCCCAAGGCGGTGTTTTGCCCGCAGTATGACCCCAACGGCAGAGCGATTTTGTCAGCCGGACCGCACGTTGCGGGGTCATACTGCAGAGCCGTGGCGATCCCTGCCAAATCGTAGGCGTTGGCCGCAAGGTTCCCGTTCAACCAGAACGCACGCTGGATCCGCTCGCTCATCGCTTGAGCAAGCTCAGACGATTTGCGGGTGTAGCGGTCCGTGATCTGGAGGTCACCGGCTCCGTTGCTCTGCAAATATTCGAGCTCGCCCATGAAGTCCGTACCGCGGTACCCTTTGATCCCGATGAAGTACTGAATGTCCGTGTCCCAGTTCACAAAGGAAATGGGCTGGTTCTCAACGGCGGGGGCGACCTGCGGCTGCTTGATCCGGGCATTCCAGACTTGGGTATGCCCTTTGGCGTTGAACGTGAGCCGGCCGTACTTCCGGAGGTTGTACATGGTCAGGAAATTCCTGACCGTCAGATCGCTGATCCCCTTCCAGTACCGAGGGGCGAGGTTGCGGACCATGTCGACATGGCCCTGAACATTCTGCGGAACGAGTGCCACCATAGCGGTGATCTCCTATCAAGAAGAACTATTGAGTTGCCGGGCCATTTGCGAGAAGTCCGGGAAGCCGTCATTCCCCGTGGGAAGGCCCAGTGCGGGGGGTGCCCCCTGCTGTGCCAAGGGGGTCCCGGGTTTGTTAAACGAAGGGTCTGTTGCAGGTTGAACAGAACTGATCCATGGAGCTGGCGGCGGAGCAGCCGGAGGGGCGGCTGGAGCTGTCAACAGCGGGGTGCATGCCGCCTGAGCGATTGCATGCAACGCAGCTTGGTCCGTAATGCCTTGGTCTGCAGCGGCAGTCCATGCGTTATGGTACGCATGCCCCGCCGGTAACAGGTTCCGCTTTCCGTCGGGCAGGACTGTAAACAGGGCTGCTTTGTTCGTTTCCAGAAAAGCTTCATAAGGCTTTGGCTGGTTGGCTTGGATCTGCTGCTGCAACAGTTGGTTTTGCTGCATCAGCTGTTGCAGTTGCTGCTGGAAGGGAGCAAGGGCGGACTCAAACGCCTGGGCCCCATACTTGCGGATGAAGTCGGTGGGGTCTGACAGCTCTGCTTGCACCATACGGGCGCGTGCGGCCCGGGCATTCATCTGCTCGGCAAGCTGAGACGCAACGGCATTTCTGGCAACCCACACCCCATTTTCCACAGCCAAAAGGCCGGCTGTCTGCATGGCTTCTGCTGCACGGATCAGATC